CTGACCACCTTGGAGACCTCGACCTCACCGCTCACCTGCGGATGGATGAGGTTTATTTTGTGGGAGTGCTTGATGAATGGTGCGGAGACCGTCTCCAGCTCCCACACGCCGCCCGCGCGGCGCAGGTTTAGGATGTTCACGCCGCGCTCGAAGGTGTAGACCTTCTTCTGTTCCGGCTTCTCGTCCCAATAGAAGACGCCGCCCGAGAAGAAGAACGGAACACGAAGCCCCCACGCCGCATTGACGGCGTTGATCGCTTGGACGGCGGTCTGCCTCCGAATGGGGAGCATTTTGCGCGTCGGGTAGGTCTTGCTGGAGAGCTTCATCTTGGACAGGCCCGCCTGTGCAAGGAAGTACGAGATCAGCTCCTGTGGCGTGGTGTCGAGGAAGGTGTCGTTGATGATCGTCTCCTCCATGAGCAGCATCTCATCCTTCAGCGCGACCTCGTTGGCATACGTCCCGCCATCGTAGTTGCCGGAGACGAAGCCCGTGAACACGTCCTCCAGCGTGCCGTCATAGCCGAGCTGGATGGTGGCGGGGTCTTTCTTCTTGAGCGAGAGCTTCGGGCGGAACTGGCTCGTGAAGCGGATCTTCGCCCAATCATAATACGAGGACTTCGAGGAATAGATCTCAAGCTCCACGCCTTCCTCGAAGGTGTAGGAACCGGCCTGTGCTGAGATCTGCGGGTAGTACAGTTCTTTCGTTTCCACTGCGGCCTCCTTAGTACGGCATGGCGGTCACTTTGTTCATCGCCGCCGTGGCGTCTGCGTCATCCCGTGCGGGGGACTTACCCCGTTCGTTGCTCAGGTAGCTCTTGTAGTCTGCCTTCAGATTGCTCGCCGCGCCGCCGCCGGACTTGCTGGAGCCGGACTTGCCGGAGCCGGAACTGGAGCCGGACTTTGCCGTGATGGTCTGCGGGATGTACTCCCACAGCTCCAGCGTAGCCGTAAGCTGCCCGCGCTTGTTTTCGCCCTTGTGGGACAGCTTTTTGAAGATGACCTTCTCCACGCCGTGGGCGGCGGTGTCCTCGCTGATGATGGGGATGGGCTGCGGCACGCTCTGCCCGGGCGATCGGAAGATCGCCCGGAGCGTTGCGTATCGCTGGTACTTGGTCTGCGAGGGCGTGTCGTCGATGATCAGTTCGATGTTGACCTTGGCGTCCTCGTAGCCCGTTGCCTGTTTCGGCTTAGCGCATCGCTTTTGAACGGCAGCACGCCGCCCATGCCGCCTCCGTAGGTGGGCTTTGCAATCTCATCACCTTCCTCCGGCTCGGGGATGGAGAACTTCTTATAGACGAAGCTCGTGGGTATCCGAAGCCCGACCTTTTCGATGAGCGTGCCGAGGATTGTCGCCGTCTGTGTCAAGTCCTCGGACTCTTCGCAGTCGAAGCGGATGTAGGGGATGCGCTTGTCCTCACCGAAGTTGAAGATGCACAGCGGGCGGATGAGGTCGCGCCGGAGGGTGGACGCCAGCGCCTTGCAGTCGGCGACGGTGAGATCGTGCCGGACATCGTTGTGCGTCTTGCTCTGTGCGTAACTGCCGCCGCCCGAGTCGGAAGTCAGCGTCTGGCCGAGGATTGCCTTGGAGATCTGTTCATCGCAGTAACGAGCCAGCCGTTCATAGCCGAACACGTCGCTCTGTTTCCACGTTGCGCCCACGGCGTTCACCGTGTCCTCACCGTACTTCTTCAGAGCCTCCTTGCTGACCTTCTCTTCCACCACGATGCAGTCCGTCATCTGGCGGGACTTGAGACGGCGGATGATCTCCTCCAGCTTCTCCTTCGCCCGGGGCAGCGAGACGGATGTGGAGAGCCGGAAGCCTACCTCGCCGAACGTCAGCACCATCGACTTCGTCTTGCCCATCTCGTCCCTGTGGTCGGTGACGAAGCTCTTGATCTCGCGCTCCAGCTTGGCCACATTGTCGTTGAGCGGCTTGCTCTGCTCCTCGGCGACCTTCTGTGCCCCTAAGATTTGCTTCTGCATATCGCTCTGGATCTCGCCCAGCGCGATCTGCGCCTCGGCGATCTGACGGAGGGTGTCGTTCACGTCCTCCCATGAATGGAGGCTCGGGGCCTCGACTACTCGTTTCCTTGCCATGTTTACGGCTCCTTTCAATTTGTTAATGTTGCGGGCTTTACGCCCGGTAGTCTCGCTTGGTGCGCTTGCCGCGCTCCGGGATCTCGGTGAACAGTGCCACAAGACCCATCGGCAGCGTCAGGAGGATCGCTGTCGCGTCCCGATCCTCCGGCGTCCCGCCATAGGCCACCATCAGGAGCAGCACGCCGGAGAGCAGGACGAGGATCGCTCCGCTGATGCGTTCTATTCTCATATTCGCTGTCCCTCCTCAAAGCATCATCATGGACGACGCCTGTGCTATGGTCTTCACCGTCACCGTCTCCTCGCCCGTCTCCTTGAGGATGCGTCGGACGTTAGAGAGCGTGCGGTCGAGCAGTCGGAAGCACCCGGTCTGCATATTGCACGCCCGCGCTTTCAACTCCACCAGCGCCTCCGGCTCGATCTGGAAGTCCGTGAGATAGCCCTCCACCTCCGAGGGGGAGAGGCCCCGCAGCGAGGCATAGAAGTCCACTCGGTTCGCCATACGCACGAGGTAGGTCTTGATCTGTGCCTCCAGTTTCGGCTCGCCCGCGATCACAAGACCCACGTCGCTCTGATCGAACACCGCCCGCAGGATCTCCATCTTTTTCTGCGTGTACTTGCTCACCAGCTTGTCCGCCTCGTCGATGATGAGGAGGTAGCCCTTGTTCGTGTTGAAGAACTCCCGGATGCCGTTCACCCTGCGCCAGATCGTGCCGTAGCCGTTGGGGAGCCCGATGCTCCGCTCGATCGCTTCCACAAGGTCGCGGCTGCTCATGGTGTCGTCGCACTCGATGTAGGCCACGCGGGAGAGCTTTGCGTACTGCCGCAGGGCGTAGGTCTTGCCGTAGCCGCTACGGGCGACCACGATGCCGAGACCGATGTACTCCTGACAGCTCTGGCATACGCCGAGCACGGCCTTCGCGTCCCGGCTCTCGAAGAACGTGGGCGTCTTCCATGTCTTGCCCTCCGGCTCTGCCAGCGGCGTCGTCAGGTCGACCGCCTCGCCCGTCTGCCGGGTGAGGAAGTCCGTCAGCTTGCTCTCAAGGTCGTTCGGGTTGCTGTCATACTTGCCCGCGAGATACCGGGAGAGGGTGGTGCGGCTGTAGCCGATCTCTCTGGCGACCGCCGCGACGCTTGAGGGCGTCGTGCGGATGTATCTGTCGATACGCTGTGCGAGGGGGCTGATGTTGGTAAAGAGTGCGGTGCGCTCCGCTGCTGTAACTTCCATGATGTACCTCCGTTATTATTCGTTCATCGCTCTCAAAAGGGAGAGCGCCTTGTCGCCTTTGGCGTTGAGGAAGGTGTCGTCCGTGACCTTCTTCCGGCTCGCCTTGCTTGCCTGTTCCGAGCGGAACATTCTGTCCTTTGGCAGGGAGACCAGCTTCTGGCTCGGCGTGGCCTTGATGGTCAGGTCGATCATGCCCACTGCATCCGAGGGCCTTGCACCGTCCTCAAGCCGCAGCTCGTAGGGGCGGACTCGCTCCTCCAGATACTCTCTGACCTCGCGCTCGTTTCGTTTCTGATCGCGCAGGTGCTTCTCCAGCGCTGCCTGAGAACAATGCGGGCCGAAGGCGAGCAGCTCGGCAGACACCGCTTCGCAGATCTTCTTGCCCTCCATGTCGTACACATAGAGCTTGGTGACGTCGTCGATGTCCCACTTGATGTTGACCTTCTGATTGACATAGTAGGCGAGCTCCGTGTCCGTGTAGAGTGTGCCGAACTTGTTGATGCCTTGGTTCGTGACGCGGGCGGTCGCCGCCTTCATCAGTAGCATCGCCGCATACTCTCGGGGCGGAGCTGCCTTTTCATAGCGCGGGCCGTTCTCGAACATCTCGATCGGCGTGACCCATTGCTCGCCCGCGTCACTCAGGCCGCGATGCTTTCGGGTGTGATACTTGGTGTTCTTCCATTCCGTCCAGACTTCGAAGAACTCTTCCATCGTCAGCAGCTCTCCGCGCTCCAGCATCCGGTCGATGTCCTTCTGCCGCTTGGCGTAGGTCTTCGAGCCTGTCAGCGTGCCCGTGTAGCTCTCAAACCACTTGGAGAACTTCGAGCAGACCGTGGAGAAGAAGCGTTCAATCGGTTTGTCCCAAGGCTGATACGGCAGCGAGCGTCCGACCTCTTGGATGCCGATGCTCTGATAGAATCCGACCGTTTCCGAGTCAAATGCGAAGTCGGGGTCGATTTTGCGCCGCTTTCGGTTCTGCCCGGTCATGGCCTTGGCGGTGTAGTCCTTGCCGTTGTCGACGTGCAGGATGTGGGGAACGCCGCCCGGATTGCTGTAGATCATTTTGACCAGCGACTCCTTCAGCGTCTGCGAGTTGGCGTTGACGCACGCCACGTCGCCGATGATAGTGCGGGAGCGCATATCCAACCACGCGACCAGCTTCGGGCGCACGGCCTTGATCTTGCCGTTCGGAGCCGTCCACTGTACCCAAAAGTCGAAGGTGTGCTCGTCGCCGACGACATACTCCATGACCTGAAGGCTCGTCGCGTCGCGCTTGCCCTTCATCATCCGCTTGTTCTTCCACTCCCGCGTCCCGTTGGCTGCAAGGAACCGGGCGGACTCTGCGCCCCGCTGTCCCATGAGGAACTTGATGTACCGGGCCACCGTCTTGATGGAGGGGTACTCCTCCCACTCCCGCCGCTCTGCCTCCAGCTCGAACCGCTCATAGAGCATCTCGATCGTGCCGAGGTTCGCCGCGAACCGCTTGTCGAACCAGATGTTCTCAATAATTGCCTTCTGCTCGTCCGTCAGGCTCGGGAACGTCCCCGTCTCCTTCGGCTTCCGGCACAGCGCCAGCGCCCGGAAGTAGTCCCGGCTCTTGCCGTCCTCCTTCTCCAGCTTCAGCGCCCATGCGTTCGCTTCCAGCACATTCTTCATGTAGCGGTACAGGCTCTGCGGGCTGATCCCCAGCCCCAGCGCGTACCGCTCGGCGTAGCCCGTGCGGTCGGGGCCGTCATAGTCGATGAAGTCCTGCACCCGCGCCGCCAGCTCCACCGCCTCGTAGAAGCGCTTCTTGTTCGCCTCCGTGTACTGGTTCAGGTCGGCGGTGACGTACCACGGCACGGCCTCCTGTGCTCTCTTGTCTATGATGACCTCACTCCCTTCCACCTTCTGCGCGGCTCGCCATGCCTTCCGCGCCTTTGCCGAGAGGGAGCTTGTCGAGATCAGCACCTGATCCTTGCCGCCGCCCTCCCGGGCCTGTGACTTCGTTTTGTACTGCTGAGGATTGCGATAGATGCGTTGCGTCAAAGTCTTGTAGCTGACGCTCTCAAAAGCCGCTGCCTCCTCCAGCGTGATGAATACGTCCGGCACTCCGTTCCCTCCCTTCCGTGCGTCATGCCGCGATCGCCCGCTCTGCCTTCTTCGGGTCGAGCGCGAGGGCGGCGATGATCGCCGGGAGGTACTTCTCACCCGAGCGTGTCCCGTTCAGGATGTAGCTCATGTACTGCGGGCTTGTGCCTACCGTGGCCGCCAGCTCCGCCCGGCTCATATCCCGGTCAGCCAGCGCCTTCACCACCATCTTCCCGAACGGCGTCAGCCGTTTCTTCGGGCCTCTCATCGCTTGCCCTCCTTTCTCATCGTTCTTAGACTTACTTCCGAATGACCGCCCAGCCCAGCGAGACTGCCACGCCTATAAACGCGGTGACGCTCACGGCGGGGACAGGGCAGCGCAT